CTGGGACGCCGTGCGCGGTTGCTTGACTGGCCAGAGAGACAGGTTTTTGGCGATAGGAAACCCCACTGACCCGGCGTCAGAGTTCGCCAAACAGTTCGTTCGAGAAGACGTAAATACTATCCACATAAGCGCCTTCGACGTTCCAAACGTAGCCCAAAATAAAGAGGTTATTCCTGGGCTGACATCGATGGGCTGGGTCCGTGAAATGCAGGAAGAGTGCGGCCCATCTTACGACGACCACCCAGACTACGTCTCCCGCGTTTTAGGAAGATTCCCCGATAAGGATGACAGGGCGCTCATCCCTGCTTCTTGGATAGACGCCGCTGAAGAGCGATGGCATTCGCTGAACGAAAAAGGTGGCTGGAAGACGGAGTGCCGGTTGGGGGTTGACGTTGCCAGGAAAGGTAGCTCAAAGACGATCTTCGCGGAAGCATACGACGGTCTAGGCGTGAAGGAGCTTCACAAAGAGCCGGGGCAATCGACCATGGAGACCGCCGCCAGAGTCGCCGAAGTCGGAGACCGGTTGGGCGCCGCATCGTGGAGAATCGACGCAGACGGTATCGGGGCTGGCGTCGCAGATCGATGCGAAGAGATAGACCCAGGCAGAACGGTAGAAATGCGCGGCGGCATGAAGTCGGAGTCCGTAGATTCCGACGGGAACCCTAGATATCTAAACTTGCGAGCTGAGTGGTACTGGTCGCTGAGAGACCGGCTAGACCCTCAGTATTCCCACGCCATCGCCCTCCCGCCCGATAAGGCTCTAAGGGCGCAATTGACTAGCATTAGGTGGAACACGACAAGCCGAGGGCTGAAAAAGATAGAATCGAAGGAAGACATGGCCAGGAGAGGCATAAAGTCACCAGACGAAGCGGACTCCGTGGTCTATTCGCAAGCCATAGCCAGCAAAGAGAAGTACGATGTTCTCTTTCATCTTCAAGCGATGACCTCTCTCTAGGAGACAAGATGTCAAACACAAACGGCACACCAAACAAAAGACGCACAAGGACCGGGAAGGTTGGCCAGGGTGGAGCCATTGTCTGGACCAAAGACGCGCTTGAAAAGATCTCAAACGTCGTAGAGAAACACGCCGACGGTTGGGCAAATGTCGTAACTGGCCTTGGGCTATCCAGAGACAAGCGCTTAGGAATGCAGTTCCAAGGGGCGCCTGGCGTCAGCCATCAAAAAGAGCTTCTTGAAGGGCTTTATCATGGAGACGATCTTGTAGGTCGAATCATAGATCTCATCCCTCAAGAGATGTACCGCGCCTGGATAGACATGACTGCCGGTGGTGGTGACGTTGCAACCGAAGCCGAAACAGCAGGGATGATTCTCCAAGAGCTAGACGCCCTGGGCGCTCAAAGAGCGTTCACCGAAGCTGAAGTGTGGGCGAGGCTATACGGCGGCGCTGTGATCTTGATGGGGATTGACGACGGACAAGAGCCGCAAGAGCCTGTAAACGTTGAATCAGTAAAGAGCGTTGGCTGGTTGACGGTGATGGATCGCTTCGACGTCGAAGTGAACACAGTCTACCTCGACCCCTTCGAAGACAAGTTTGGCCTACCTGAGACGTATCGCCTGAGTGGCGGCGCAGACGTAAGAGGCACAAACGAAGCGAGCGACAGTCTCGGCGCCGTAATCCATGAGAGTAGATGCATCCGCTTTGACGGAGTTAGAACCTCTCGACGAAAGCGGCGATCTAATAACGGCTGGGGTGACAGTGTCTTAGAGCGTTACATAGATGTGATCCGTGACTTTCAAGGTGCCAGCGGCGGCATGATGCACCTCCTAACGGACTTCAGCCAGGCCGTTTTCAAGATCAAAGGTCTGGCAAAAGCCTTAGCGTCCGACAAAGACAATCTGGTTATCAAGCGACTACAAATGCTGGACGTTGCCAGGTCTATGGTGAGGGCTGTTCCCTTGGACGCCGACGCCGAAGAGTTCGAAAGAGCGGGCGCTGGCGTCGCGGGCTTGGGAGAAGTTTACGACCGAATGATGATGAGGCTAAGCGCCGCTACTGGGATTCCAGTAACCCTTCTCTTTGGCCGTTCTCCGGCTGGAATGAACGCAACCGGCGAAAGCGATATCAGGCTCTTCTACGACTACATTGCTTCACTTCAAGAAACGCAGACACGTCCCAGGCTGGAATATCTTATAGAGCTTATGCTCAACGCCGACGATGGCCCGACGGGTGGCGATGCGCCTGAGTCTTGGAATTTCGAGTTCAATCCTCTTTGGCAAGAGAGCGCGAAAGAAAAAGCAGAGACCAGAAGGCTGATATCCGTCGCCGACACGAACTACGTAAACACGGGAGTTCTCACGGCAGATGAGGTCGCAGAGAGCCGATTTGGCGGAGAAACGTATTCGCCAGAAACAATGCTCGACTTTGAAAAACGCGCCGAAGAAGACGCCGTCATAGAGGAAATGGGGCCAGTGTCAGTAGTGCCTGTCGGCGACAAGGACGACGCGCCAAGCTACCGGCTACATACAGACAACGACGACGGGGTGTGCAGTCAGTGTCTCTTTTCCCGGTCTGGCCCTGTCTGTTCTCGTTACGGCTTCGCCTGGGATGCTGGGCATAGATGCGATGAGTGGAAGGGGTTCAACCCGTTGGTGGCTATCAGCAGCAAGCGGGAAGACATAAAAGCCAGAAAGATGGCAAAGATTGGCGAGAGAAAAGGGCGTAAGCGTGGACGCAACTACTGAAGTCAGGCTTGACGTCATAACCGAAGCAGACATTGGCTTGATCTCCGGCCAGGCGATACCGCTACAACTGGCCCGAGAGATGGAGCCTCTTCTAAGCGAGTTGGTAATAAGTTTCGGGAACGCAGAGCTTGGTGCACTGGGGATGTCTGCCTCGTTTGCCGTCATAGACGCGCGAGTCGTTGGATACCTTGTTGAAGTGGGCGCCGCGAGAATCCCAATGATAAACGGCACGACACGCCGGGCCATCTCTAAGACTTTGGCCGAAGGCGTACTGAGGGGCGAAGGCATCGAAGCGTTGACGGCAAGAGTCAGGACAACGTTTCAAGGGATATCGAAATCTAGGGCCGCGCTTATCGCCAGAACGGAAGTCGGGACAGCCGCCAGCTTTGCTAGGAATTCAGCCATACAAGAAGCCGGCGACGTTGGAATAGTAAAAAAGAGGAGATGGATAGCGACCTTAGACAGCAGGACAAGACACAATCACCGGAAGCTAAACGGTCAGGTTCAGCCCGTTCGGAAGCCGTTTAGGATACCTGGGACATCCAAGCTAGCGATGTACCCTGGGGGTTTTGCGTCAGCAAAAGAGAACGCGAACTGTCGGTGCGTTGTCGTCGCAGTCGTTGAGCCTGCTTCGCTGGACAGGATGGACGAGACAAGCATCACTCCAAAAGACGAAGAGATACGCGGCAGCGTAGAAAAAAAGATGATTAGCTGGGATAACAAACTAGAAGCGGCAGTGAAAAGAGCATTTGACGAACAAGAAAAAAGCGTGCTTGCTATGCTTTGGGCGAGAGATAGACCGGCAGCGCCTTGAGTACGGCTTGTCGACGACACGGCTAAGGTGTTTTGTCGCATATCTTGACCCCGTTTGTAAGTTCTTGAATAGATGAGGCGTATCAGCGATGCTATGCAACGTATTCCGAAGGAGCCGACGTGCGCGCTTTTCGTGGAGATCGTGGTGAGCTAGCGAAGCCAACAATGACCCGTAACGGGTTCATGAGGGCAGACGCATTCTTTACCAGGACTGGTGTCTTCGAATATCAGAACGCAGACGGTTCTGTTCGGAGAGAGCTTAGAGTCCCCGAAGAAGTCTTCAACCCAGACAGTGTCTCAACTTTCGAAATGGTCCCGGTGACGATGGGTCACCCTCCCAGGCCCGTAGATACGAGCAACGCCAGACGATACGGAATCGGCCACACCGGGCAAGATATCCGGCGCGATGGCGACAAGATGCGCGGAACGATCCTGATTGACGATAAAGAAGCCATTTCAGAAATGAAGGCGGGCAGAAGAGAGATCAGCAATGGCTACTTTTGCCAGCTTGAGATGTCCCCTGGCGTTACGCAAGGGATCGAAGGCGTAGAAGACGGGTTGTCCTATGACTGCATCCAAAGAGAGATAGAAGGAAACCACGTTGCGATAGTCGATAGAGGCAGGGCCGGCCCAGACGTAGCCGTTCGGATAGACCACATGCGATGCGATGGCATCGAGGATATTGCGTTCATGGTGTGGCATGACGGCGACGATATAGTAGAAGACGCACCTTTGACTTCCTCCCAGAGGGAGGGTCTCCCAGACTCCTCTTTTCTTTATATCGCCCCTGGCGGTGAAAAAGATGAAGACGGGAAAACGACTCCACGAAGTCTGCGCAAGTTTCCCGTAAAAAAAGCCGACGGATCTTTAGATTTGCCGAGGATTCGCAACGCGCTCTCAAGAATCCCGCAATCTAATCTGTCAGAAGAGATAAAAAGCAAATTATCTTCTAAGGCTAAGATGCTCCTAGACGAATCAAAAAGCGAAGACGCCGAAGTAGTGACGACGGCAACGCAACAGCCTGTCGACGGCACGCCTACAAGTACGACGCCAAACGTTTCTTTTGACGAATTTACGTCTTCTGCTGTCGTTGAGAGAGGCTTGTCGATTTCTACGCTTGCACAAGCGCTAAGAACCACAGAGAATGAGACCGAGTTTATTCTGTCCGGTCGGACTGCTCCTACCGGTCAACAGCTAGATGGGCTCGCGGGTCTTTTTGATGTATCCGCTGAGACACTGAGAAATCTGTTGCCAGATGGGCAACGTGAAGACCAAAAGGGACTCGCCATGGAAGATTTTGAGATCACGATCAACGGCGTCACTTTCAAAGCGAAGGCTGACTCTGCCGCCCGACAAGCCATCACTAAAAAGATGGACGAAGACGCTTCTGCTATCGCGGACATGACTGAGAAGCTTGATGCTTCCACGTCTGGCCATGATGAAGAGCTGTCTAAAGAGAAGGCGCGTGCAGACAGCGCAGAGGAAGCCAAAGCCCAGGCGGAAGCCAAGCTTGACGCTGCTCTTGATCCTTCGGCTATTCGATCTCGAATCGATGGGCGGATCGAGCTGGAGCGTGCTGCTGGCGATATCCTCGGAGAAGACTTCGACGTATCCAAAAGTGACGGCGAGCTTCGCGAGGCCGTGATCCTTTCAGTCCAGCCAGAAGCCAAGCTCGACGAAAAGCCAGAGGCTTATATCCAGGCGCGCTTTGATGCTGCTCTTGAGATTCACAGTTCCGCGAAGACCGACACGAGCAAAGAGAACGAAGCTCTTGGCCGTGCTCGCGTTGTGGCAAACGATACAATCAACACATCTTCTGGGGACATCGTAGCGGATGCGCGAGCCCAGGCGGCTGAGCGCAGCCGGAACATGTGGAAGACACCACTGGCAGCAACCAAAGATGCAGCACCGGAGCAGGTCCGCATCAAGCACTGACGGCGCAGGCTCGCACGCCTTCGTCTTCACCTCAGAATTTAGGGAGATTCGAAATGCCTCAACTCACTTACCCGCTCGATCTTACAAATGCCTTTCCTGGGCTGTTGGCGGATCTTTCGCCACGAAACGACGTGCTTTCTCGCTCGAGCGAAGAGGCCGCGTCTTTTCCTTATGGAACGGCAGTTGTCGCCGGTACTGACCCTGACACGCAGGTTCTCCTGCCTGCTGGGGCCGGAGCTGACACTCTGATTGGCGTTGTCAGTCACTCGCACGCTAACGAAGTTGGCGCCGATGATGAGAACCTGGCAGATCCTAATCACACGCTGAACTGCCTGCACGTAGGGCGAATCTACGTCCAGCTTGAGAGTAGCTCTCCTGCTGTTATCGCTGGCACGACTGGCGTGTTTATCCGCACGGCGAACCCGGCAGCGGCCCCGGCAGACGAAGGTCTTGGCCGATTCCGTGGCGATGTTGACGGCGGAGACGCTTTGACTATGGCCGGTGGCCGTTGGATCACTAGCGGTTCTGCTGGAGACCTTGTTGTTCTTGAGATTGACGCGGATGCTTCCATCTCCTGACGTTACACCAGACCTCGACTTCACACCCGGCGTCTGTCGGAGGAGAAAGAAAAATGAAGTTCCCTCAACAGTTCATGAACCTTGACGCGGGCGAGTCGGTATTTTTCGCCCGTGAGCTGGAGTTCGTTCTTGCTGCTCAGCATAACATTATCTACCCGGAGCTTCGTGCACGTCAGTTCATCCCGGTGAACAACGAAGCAGGCCCCGGTGCGGAAGCGATTACCTACTACCAGTTTGACAAAGTTGGTATGGCTAAGATCGTTTCCGACTACGCAAGCGATCTGCCGCGTGCTGATGTCTTCGGGACTAAGTACACGTCTCCGGTTGAGTCTTTGGGAATCAGCTTCGGCTACTCGATGCAAGAGATTCGTGCGGCTGCCATGGCTAATCGACCTCTGGCGACGATGAAGGCGAACGCTGCTCGTGAAGCTCATGAGCGACTTGTTGACCAGATCGGCTCACTCGGTGACGCCACGTCTGGTCTGACTGGTTTCATCAAAAACGCAAAAGTCCCCGCTGGTGCTGCTACTACCGGCGCGTGGGCGGCGGCTACTGCTGACCAGATCATCGACGATATGAACGAAGCAGTTCAGTCGGTCATCAACACCACAAACGCGGTAGAGGCGCCCAACACGATCCTCCTGCCTATCGACGCTTTCACTATCGTGAACCAGCGCCGCATCCCAGACACCGAAATTACGATCCTCCAGTTCTTCCTTCGGAACAACGCTTGGATCCGAAACGTAGACCACTGGTACCGCCTTGCTGGCGCTGGCGCTGGCGCCACAGACCGGATGGTTTGTTACCGACGTGACCCGTCTAAGCTTGAGTTGCACATCCCTCAAGAGTTTGAGACCTTTCCCGTTCAGGAAAAAGGACTGACTTTTGAGGTGCCTACGCACTCACGCATTGGTGGCACCGTGTTCTACAAGCCCCTCTCGGCGGTTTATCGGGATGGCCTGTAGGTCGACACGCGGTGAAGAGAGTGGTAGATGGTGGGGGTCACGTGTCGTCGTGGCTTCCACCATTTCCACATCAAGAGGTAGAAAATGCCCGCCGTAGAAAACGATCTCCCAACACTTCTGAGCTTCAAGCCGTCCAAGCCTGGGGGTAAGAGAGTTGAGCTTGTTCCGGGTGTACCCGTTGAGATGTCGTGTGAAGATTTGGAGGGTCTCTGGGCTAAAGATCCGATCTTCCGTGCGTACTATAAGGACCATGGAATCCATATTGACGGTTGGTCCCCTGACGACGGTACGTCGCAGTCGAGGAAGCCACCGGAATCGATGCTGAACCCTCATGCAGCCGTCCCCAATTTGGAGATGAGGCCAGCAGAGGACAAGCCAGAGCCAGAACCCAGTACGGACCCCATCGACCCTATTCCTAACGCCGGAGTTCCTGGGAACACTTGGCAGGCAAAAGCGTCTATCGAATCCAGCGTGAACCCAGACCAGCTCAACGAATGGAAAACCGTAGAAAAGCGGAAGACCGTTTTAGGGTTTCTCAAAAAGCGCATCTAGCAGCTAAGCT